TGTAACAGTCCACTTGCCATCTCTCATCGCAGGGCTGGCCCTGCCGGCCGCACAAATATCTCTCAACACTTCCAACACACTCTTTTGTTGACTTAATACGCTGTTGTACTCCAGTGCTTTATTTACAAAAGTTGAAGGTCCTGTTTTTATTTGATAATTTTGGCAGTAGTTGTACCAGTCTTGAAGCGCTGCAAGATCTATTTTTGTGTTGATCTCTGACGATTCTACTCTTTGAGGGTTTGCTGGGTGAGTTAAAACATATCGGAAAAGTGCAGCAGGATTACTGGTAGGAGTGCCGTCTACCCAAGTTGACCCGTTCCATATAGGGCAAATGGTTTGAACAAGTGCTGAAATACCCTCAATATTTCCATTGAGCTGATCTGTGGCTTGAATTTTAATGGCAGTCTTACACACCTTTGTGTTTAGTGGTCTCTTCGGTGCCCAAGAGTGTGCTGGGTACGGTACTCCGTCTTCGTTGTAGTCCGAGTAGCCTGTAAACGAGTGCAATACACTGGTATGAATCAACCTGTCGTCTTCGTTTGGCTCGCCGTTGCTGTCTGTTACTCTTTTTATTCTATATTGAATGCCCAGCTTTGTAGCATCTAACAGGTTGTATGGTACAACGTGAGTAAACCCATCTTTTTCGTTTCTGGTAATAGAAACGTTGGGTAGTGGTGTCCAATTGGTTTCCCAAGTTGAGGCATTCGCTCTATAGCGGTACTGGACTTGAAACTCAACAGTATGAGACTCTGTTTTTCCACTCTTGACTTTGATTTTACGAAGTCCTTGTGGGAAAGAGATAGCAAGCACTGCTCGTTGTAGTGATTGTGTAAATGTGCTCTCTGTCCAGTTGTCTGTGCCACCAACAAATTCAAAAACTTCTGAGGTTTGTTGCGTCTTTTGAACTGTGGTTGAGTTGCCCTCACTATCCCAGTCCTGGACACTCTCTGTTAAAGGCGTCCAAGTGTTCCAGTAATCGTTGTTAGGGAATGTACCGCTAACACTTCGTTGCCTCATGTAGTAGTTGTTGTTGCTGTCGTAAGTAGTGTTCCAAACGGCTTCGGTAACGTCTCTTGCAACACTACGGTAGCCCCCAGCCACCAACTCCAATCCGCTGTAGTTTTGAACTACGTCACCTGCAACTATGTTTGTAAAGTTTTCAAGTTCGCCAACACCCGGGGTTGCTTGATAGTTGATGGTTTCTTGTACCACACCAGTGTAGTCACTTAAATTGGTTTTGCCAACCAAAAATGAGGTCTCATCTATACTCAGTGGTCCATAGCCCCATACCAGCATCATGTTTAAAAAGCTAGTACTCTTGCTGCCCACATTGTCAAACGTAACAAAACTGTTCATTCCCAGTGGCGGCGTCATGCGGACCTTGCCCAACACCACAGGGATGCCACCGTATGGAGTAGCCTGGTTTTGGCCGCCACTCACCATGAGTTGGGCTTCGCTGCTGCCTGGGTCGTTCTGAGTAGGTGGTCGGATTGGTAATACTGCGTTGATTAGTGCAGTACCTACGATAACAGTTGCTGTGGCTGCTAGTGCTCCTGCTACCTGTACTGCTGCTGTTGAATAGCCAGCGGCAGTTGCTGCTTTTATTCCTGCAGGTCCAGCAATTTTATAAGCCACATAGGCTACAATTAGAGTTAGTACCAGTCTTGCAGCTTCCCTCTGTGGTACGCTGCGGTATTCCACTGTATCTGCTTGTTGTAGTACAGTGGAGTTCCACACTACACGTGGAACCAAAACGCCATTAACAAAGATGTGAATGGTGCTCTCCAGAGCTTTAGCTACGGGGTACTGTTCGCGAACTTTTGAGTACAGTTCTTCCAGGGTAGTGCCTGGAACAACCGGCATTACCACACGCTCAGTCTTGAGTGGGTGTGGCACTGCATTCAATACCACATTGCACTTCTCACGGTAACGAAAGTACCCACTCACTCTGCGAGACCATTTGATACCATCCAAGTCTTGGATGCTACTGCCGCTGCCAGCCTGGGCGTGTAGGAACTGGCGATTGTTGATGCAGACCCCTACATGGCTCAAGTAACCCATTACTCGGAGCACAACAACGCAGCCCTCTACAGGCTCATCCAACTCTTCCCAGCCCTCACGGTACTGGGCAATAAGTTCTTCACTACGGATTCTGTCGTCTTCTAAGTAGCTGTCAACAAAGCTTGGGAGATCAATGTTGTACTCTTGTTTATAGACCAGTCGCACCAATCCCCAGCAGTCAATACCGCTTTCATCGCGTCCGTGGGAAAGATAGGGTATTCCTAGATATTTATTTGACCACATCAGAACAGTCCTGGAAAAGTTGAGGGATTAAAGCTGTGAACTGGAAATGGCTCACGTTCGTAGTTTACCATTTGTAACTCACAGGTTACCTGATCACGATTATAAGTAAAGTTGGTTACATAAAACCCATCAAAGCTCACTTCTACCACGTCTGGCGTGGTGCTCAATACCAACTCCAGTTTTACTTTTGGAGGTTCTTTGAGTTCGCGAATAACAGGTATTAGGTAACGAGTAACGTCTCGGATTACTATTGAACAGCGAGGAGCTTGTGCTTCGTCTTCTTGCGGCAGAGTAATTTCGAGTGGCAAAAAGATATAGTTTTTGGAACGGCTTACAACACCGTACATCACATCTGTGTTATTTTCACTTATTCTGGTGGTATAACTGTCACACAGTCTTATTTCTTTTGTTACTGTGCCCGTACCCACACCTGGAGAAGTACAAGTAAAAACGGTACCCACAGTGTTAGAAGAACTACCATGTGTTACAAAGTTGGTCGTGCCCACAGTCTCTACTACGTACTCTTCTCCTACTACCATGTCTGTTGCAACAAAGGCCGTAGAAAAAGTTAACAGAGTAAACAGGTCGCTGGGACTGTCTGTTGAAAACAAGGCGCGAATAGCACCTGGCGTCATGGTAGTCATTCTGGTCATGGTAATACTTCTAGGGTAAGGTTAACTGTGTAGTATCCGGGGGCCACGTAACTCAGTGTGTAGTAGTCACCCTCTCCTTGCGGAACAATGCGAACCTCAGACACCACACCCAGTCGTGGGTGTGGAAATCCAAAGCGAACAGTGCCCTGAATGGTGGTTTTTACAAACGTTTCTAGGCTGGTGACTTGGGCAGTGGTCATTAAAAAACTCAACACAAGAGTTTGAGGGCGGTTGCCACGCTTTCTCATTTTAGCAGGCCCACTGTCCATCGGAGTCCTGACCACCAACACGCCGCCTGTTTCAGTATACCCCTTTTGAGGTACCTGTGGCAGGGTTGTTGGCCAGATTATGGTATATGCCATAGTTTATCTCCTTATCAATTGTGGTTTCATGCCAAAGGTGTTTGTAATAGCACGATTTGTTGAGCTGCCACCACGTGTTACCTCGCCAGCAGTCATGTCGCCTACAACCACTTCAATACGGCGATTGCCGCGACTGTCTGTAGTTTCACGAGCTTCGGCTTTCTCTGTGCTGTAGTTGTTGACAACTACTTCGACGGACCCTCCACCACCACGAACACCCAAGTTGCCTTGGCTGTCTCGCTTCAGCGGCATGATCGCCTCAGGGCCGGCTTCACCCATCAGACCGGTGCCCTTGGCGAACTTGAACATGGTAGGTGAGTCGACTATGGAGTTGGTGAACATACCGCCCTTGGCGTACTTCTTGATGCCATCATCAAAAGCGCCGCCCATTGCAAAGCCAAAAGGATTTTGACTAATACCGCCAGTTGAGGGTAGAGCTGTGAATGATCCACCTCCTCCTAAACCAGGTAAGAATCCGCCACCTAACAGAGAGCTGAATAGTTGAGTAAATATCTTATTTGTGTACAATCTCAGTAACTGTGACAACATGTCATTGACCAAGTCTTTAAAGCTCAGTTTTCCTGTTCTGACAAAGTTGACTATAGCGTCACCCATGGCCGCAAAAGTGTCTTTGTAGATGGACGCCAAGCCCTTTTGCTCTGTACTCATGGACTCGTACATGCCTTTTAATCGTTCATTTGCGCTGTAAACATCTTGAGCACCCTTGATCTCTGCATCTCTTTGAGATTTAGCTGCTTCTTTTCGTTTATTGAACGCCTCTGCTTGCTCAAGTGTTAACATACCAGTGCCAGTTTCATCCAATCCACCAGCAATACCAGCAACAGTAGCATCTGCCGCAACTTTGTCAATTTCTCGCTTGTATTTAGCTTCTATTTCCAATAATTTATTCTGGTATTCGCGAGCTCTGATGGCTTTGTTGATTCCATTTACTTCTTTGTCGTACAGATCTTGAGTTATTAGTCCTAGATCCAATTTGTACTGTAGTTCTTCTTTTTGTAGATCTACTAACTGCTTTTCAGCCTCCAATTTAGTAGCACGAAGTGCTTCTTGTTGTGCTCTTGTTTTTTCAGCTTCTGCAAGTTCGGCATAGACCTTTCGGGCTTCGCTGGAAATTCTTAAGATCTCCAACTCATTGTCGCGACGAAGACCTGCCAAGGTTAGGGCATCACGTTCTTTTGCGTTTACTTTGCTGCGCGCTTCCCTTTGCGCTTGTATAGCCATAGATATTTTGTTGAGATCAAATCCTGCATCTTTGATTGCTAGATTATATCTTTCTTGTATCTTTGCTCTTTCTTCTTCGGCTGCGTTAGAGGCTGCGACACTGGATTCTTTAAAAGTTTGTTGGATTTGGCGACCTTGGGTCTGTGTTTCCATTTCTACAATTCTAGGTTCTGAAAGTGCTCCGGCTTCTTTAAGAATACGTAGTCTTTCTTGCTCTAGCCTTAATGAACCTTCAGTTCGGGCATTTTGTATTTGTATTTTACTATTTATAGCTTCGTACTTTTCACTGATCTGCTTTAATATATTGTCAAGAGTTTTATTTTCAGCGGCTGTTTCAGCAGTAAATACTGCTGAGTCTCTAGCAATTTTTGCTTCTTGAACTCGTACATTATAACGCTGTCTTGCAGCTTGAGTTTCGTCTGGTTTACTGGCTGCGGAAGTGTCTTTTAATACCTTATCTAACTCTAACTGTGCAGAAACTAACTCTCTAGAATACTCCAATCTTGCTTTTTGTATTTCTTGTTCTTTTCGTTTTGCTATTTCGATCTCTGTCGAATATCCTCTTAGAGACTCTATAGCCCTATCAAAAGCTGCGCTCTTCAACATAGAAAGCTCTAAAGACTTTATACTAATTCCCAAACTGTCTACTTGTTTGGTAAGCTCACTAAATGCCCTCTTTGCGGCTGGGGAATATTTGTCTGTTATATTGGTTACTCTTTGTACTACTGAATCCAATATTTGTTTTAACACTGCATTACTTCTAGCCCACTTTAGAGTTTCTTCTACACCTACTTCTTGTATTTGTCCACCCAATAGTTGAAGAGCCATTCCTGCTTCTAAAATACCTCTATTTGCTAATTCTTGCAGGCTACTTTGCAACTCTTGCATTGCTTTGGACGCTGATTCTACATTCATTTTTGGTTTGAATGCATCATCAAAAGTTTTAGCAAAAGCACGAGCTTCTTCTGTTCCCGCAATTTCTCCAAACTTTGGTATACCTTTGAGTTTTTTATCTATACTGTCCAGTGCTTCCTCTGTTGCCTTTTTATTAGCTTCAGTTATATTTATTTCTGCACGAAGTTGTTGTTGGTATTTTTGAGTTTCTTGAAGAGCTGTTCTAGCCCTCGTGTCTAATTTCTTTTTAACTTCTACGTCTTGTTCTTGCGCATTCACATACTCTTCATATGCAAATCTCAAATCTTGCAACTCAGATTTAGTTTTAGGATCATATAATCCTGATTTTAGTAATTGATCTATGGCGTAGGATTGTTCAGAAAATGCTCTTTCTGCACTGGCGGCATCTTTTCGAGCTTTTTCTAGTAAGCTTTCTGCCTGCTTCTTTTCTGCCTGATCTAATACTTTAGATAAGGAATCAATTTGCGATTGTACTGCTTTGATGACAATATCTACAGTTTGACCATATTCTTCAATGTTTTTAGTGCCTTTTTGTAGTACTCCGTTCACTCTTTCAAGAGAAGATCCTACTGCACCAGAAGTATCTAC